TGTAGTTTGGGAAGAAATTTGTGCAATTCAGCAGGCTGTATTAGCAGCATCCAATCAATGTCAACCCAGTGGAGGCCAAATGTGTACCACAGTAGGTGGTTCGACCCCTATGACATTCGTCAATGGTATTTCTTCTATAGCAGTTGATCCTGGTAGCACAGGATATTTCCAAGATTCGCCATCAGTATATTTTATTCCCCCGGTGGGTGCTATTCCTGGCACATTAGCAACTGGTACAGTTACAACAAATGGTGGAAATATTCTATCTATCCATATAGTCAATGGTGGATCAGGCTATCAACCAGTACCTGCAACATTAGCAGTAAGCACATTAACAGGTACATTAGCGAATTTACAGCCATTAGTGAATGCAAGCGGTCAGATAATGGGTGTAAACATCATCAATGGTGGTTCGGGATATATAACAGGTGATACAATTGTTGCTACTCGTGCTGTATTGCCTAATATAGGATATGTTGATGCTATATTTGCAATTACATCAGTGACTATCACTGGTGAGATTGTGGGCATTGCTATTTTAAACCCGGGCTCAGGTTATCAACCTAGCGTTACTGAAGCACAAATTGTTTCTACACTAAATACTTCACTCTCTTATCCACTAGGTGGCGGATTCATAGGTACGGTAATGACTGACCTCTCTGGAGTAGTTACAGATGTGTTAGTGAATAATACAGGGGCCGGCTATGCAGATTTCCTTCCATATCTTGTTATTTCAGATCCGGGAACAGGTGCAACAACATTGGTTACACTCAGTGGAACCTCTGTAGCATCTATTACAGTAACTTCTCCGGGTACACAATATACACAGTTAGCAACCGGCACAGTTTTCAATCCTCCAACAGCAGCCGCGCCAAATCCTCCGGTATTTCCGTATGTACCAGCCGTAGTTACAATAAATGTGGCGAATAATACCTATGGTACTGACCCTCACCTATATTGGCAGGTGTGGACAAACACAACAACAAATAAAGCAATACAAATGCAACTGAATACCGTATTGTCTTACTTTGTGGGTCTGGGTTATACGATAATTATTCAGACAAACCCAGCAACAGGTTCCACTATACAGTGGAAGATCTGCTGGTAAAGCATTGACTTCGTGATACTCTTTGTATTACAATTCGTACATGCTTATACAGAAAAAATACGACTATAAACCACTAAAAAGAATCGATACAGGCAATGGCCGTCGATACATAGTCGGTGAAGGTCGCCCACTCCCCTCCGTTACAACAATACTCGGTAAGATGAAAGATATGACCCACCTTAATAAGTGGAAAGCCGATGTAGGTCAGGCTGAAGCAACTCGTATTGTCACTGAAGCATCGGGATTAGGTAATGGAATGCATAAAAATCTGGAACGTTATGTTTTAGGTGAAGAACAAACTGGTAATTTCATGGCCAGAGCTCTTGCGAAGGTAATTATAAAGCACGGGTTATCAAAAGTAGATGAAATATGGGGAACGGAAGTTTCTCTATACTCAACGGAACTCTATGCAGGTACAACTGACTTAATTGGGTTGCACGAAGGCATACCATCTATTATGGATTATAAGAATAGTCTAAATGATAAGAAAAGAGAGTGGATCGAAGATTATTTTATGCAATTAGCAGCCTATGCCTTGTCGCATAATGAAATGTATGGTACAGATATCAGGCGAGGTGTGGTAATGATTGCGACAAGAGAAGCAAAGTATCAAGAATTTATCATAGAGAATGATGAGTTTACACATTACGAAACTATGTGGGCAAACAAAGTATGCGCCTATTATGACCGGTTCGGTCTCGGCTAAATACATCACAGAAAGGGATTTACAAAATGACATCACCGGTAGTAGTTTCAAGAATACAGAATCGACGCGGCACCCAAGCGCAATTCAATGCATTATATCCGTCGGGCTATAATGGCGTCGGTGGCGTAGATATTTTAGTCTATCCTAATATTTTATTACCGGGAGAACTAGCTCTATGTACTGATTCCCGTAAGGTATTTTTAGGCAATTTAAGTGGTGAATATGTAGAACTAGCAGAAATGTCTGCATCTGGAGAAGTATTGGCGCCATTAACATGGACACTAAATCCGTCTCTATCTTTTACAGCCATACCTGGTTTAGATTTCGATACAACACCGTTCTTTCAAATAGTATACAGTATAACTGACTCATTAGCACCGGATTGGAATACAATTGGTACAAATTTTTCAAAGAATGGTCAATTAGATATCACAGCGGCCGCATATCGTGATCCAGTTACCAATACTGCATCCGGAAATGCTGTATTATTTCTTGATACACTTGGATCAATCTCTCTTACTAGTTCGGGTAATTATTATACATTTACTCCACATGTTCGTATTGTGGGTGATGGTACAGATGCTGCCGCTCACGCTGTAATGTTGGGTTCTACGGTAGCTAGTTTCGTAGTCGATAATCCGGGCATTGGTTATACAGTTCCTCCTACTGTTACTATTGATCCTCCTGAATTTACTACTCTATGTGATGAAGGAATAGAGATAAACTTTGTTTCTCCATCTGAAATTTATTTTAAAGCAAAATATAACCTAACCCAATCTAAAATTGAGATTTGGTATATGCACGATTTTCCCGGACCTTTAACATTTAGCACAAGCACAGTTCGCTGGCTACCATTCTAAGAAAAACTATGATTTGGAACACAATTCCGAATGAAGAGCGGCTCCACCTTTGGAAAAAGTTAAGAGACGATATTCAGGGTCACCCATTAGACACACAACTAGACGAAATTGCAAAATTTTGTTCTAAAATGCCATTCGGCTCACGAACATTGGACTATTATAGTCCAGAAGATTGGCCCACACCTTGGGAAATATTATTCCATGGGTCATTCTGCACAAGTTCCATTAGTCTACTGATGTTTTACACACTAGAACTTCTACACACCTTACCTAAAGTTGAATTATATCTCGTCGAAGACGATGATGGTATATATTTACTTCCTATTATCGACGATCAGTTTGTACTTAACTTCGAATTAGGCGCGGTAAATAATTACTCTGAAATACAAGATGAATTCAAGGTGTTACAGAAGTACACGACAGAACAAATAAAAAATATAACCTAAAAAGAACACAGTATCAGCCACATTTCGGTGGCTGATCCAGTTTATACCCACCGGAGAAAAAATGCTATACGAAACCTACATTGCCAAGTCCAGATACGCCCGTTACATTGACGCAAAGAAGCGTCGAGAAAATTGGGATGAAACTGTTGCACGTTATTTTGATTTTTTAGATAATCATTTACAACAGAAGCACAATTATGTGATGACCGCAGTTATGCGGGAAGAATTACAAAGTGCAGTTACCAATTTTGAAGTTATGCCATCTATGCGTGCATTGATGACTGCTGGAAGAGCCCTTGAACGTGACAATACCTCCGGTTACAATTGTTCTTATCTTCCAATTGACGACCCAAAGGCATTTGATGAAGCAATGTTCATCTTACTTTGTGGCACTGGCGTAGGGTTCAGTGTGGAACGTCAGTATATTGCTAAGTTACCAGAAGTTCCAGAGAAGATTTTCGATAGCGAATCAGTTATTGTTGTTTCGGATAGCAAAGAAGGTTGGGCAAAGTCACTTCGTCAAGTTATTGCAATGTTATATTCCGGTGAAGCACCTCGTTGGGACGTAAGTAAGGTTCGCCCAGCTGGTGCTAGACTAAAGACCTTTGGTGGACGAGCATCTGGACCAGAGCCATTGGTAGAATTATTCAAGTTTGTGGTTAAGTTATTCAAGAATGCTCAAGGCCGCAAATTAAACAGCATCGAATGTCACGATATTATGTGCAAGGTGGGCGAAGTTGTTGTAGTTGGTGGAGTTCGTCGTTCCGCTATGATCTCTTTGTCCAACCTTTCTGATGATCGTATGCGTAATGCTAAGACCGGTTCATGGTGGGAGACACAAGGACAACGTGCCTTAGCAAATAACAGCGCATGTCACACAGAACGACCAGACGTGGGTATTTTTATGAAAGAATGGTCCTCTCTTTATGAGTCAAAATCCGGCGAACGCGGTATTTTTAATCGTGAAGCAGCTAAGAACATTGTTAAGATGAATGGTCGTCGTAATCCCGACTTCGACTTTGGTACAAATCCTTGTGCAGAGATTATTTTACGCCCATATCAGTTCTGTAATTTAACTGAGATGATTGTTCGCGCTACAGACACACAGGAAGACTTGCTACGCAAGGCTCGTATTGCCACGATTCTTGGCACATTTCAGTCGACAATGACCCACTTCCCGTACTTGCGTAAGATCTGGCGCGATAATACTGAACAAGAACGTTTATTAGGTGTATCAATGACCGGCATTCTCGACAATCACTTACTTAATGATCCATTAGATGCTAGTTTGCCAGCACGACTTGAGGAAATTAAGGCACTGACAGTAACAGTAAATGCTGAATTGGCTCAAATACTGAACATACAGCAAGCGGCAGCAATTACAGCAGTCAAACCATCCGGTACAGTATCTCAGTTAACTGATACAGCAAGTGGAATTCATCCTCGTCATGCTGCATATTACTATAGACGCATACGCGGCGACGTTAAAGACCCGCTTACTAAGGCAATGATGCTTGCAGGTGTCCCGTGTGAACCAGATGTGATGAAGCCCGGTAGTACAATGGTGTTTACCTTCCCTAAAAAGGCACCAGAGGGAGCAGTTCTCCGTTCTCAATTAAATGCAATACAGCATTTAAACTTATGGCTTGTATATCAACGTCATTACTGTGAACATAAACCATCTGTTACGGTATCGGTTAGTGAGAAGGAATGGCCAGCTGTAGGTGCCTTTGTCTGGGATCACTTTGATGAGATGTCCGGAGTCGCATTCTTACCATATGATGGTGGAAATTACAAACAAGCACCATATGAAGATTGTACACAAGCGGAATATGAAGCATTATTGGCAAAGATGCCAAGCAATATTGACTGGGATGGCATTGTTGAACTAGAAGACAATGTAGAAGGCGCACAAATGCTGGCTTGTACAGCCGGCGGATGCGAAATTTGATCGAGTATTTGCGCTCCTAAATATACATGTATATAATTACACAAACATTAATAAAAAGGTAAAGATGTTAACACAAAAACAAAAAGAAACACCATATATCGGGGTATTTAAGTTATCTACCGGGGAAGAGATTATTACAAATGTAGTTGATGAAACAGCAACAACATTTATGATTAAGAATCCACTATGTATGGTACCTACACAGAAAGGATATCAGTTTGCACCATTACTAATGATGGCGGATGCTGACAAACCTGTTTCACTCAACAAAGCATTGGTTGTGGCATCAACTCTGCCTGTAGTGGAACTCGAAGGGCAGTATGAGAGTATTACAACTGGGATCGCCCTCCCACAGAAGAGTAAAATCATAACATAACACACAAAGGAAACATTATGACCACAAGAAACTCACCCAAGACCCCGTATGAGATTAGATTAGACCTTTTGAACCTTGCTCAAAGCGTCTTGGTAATGCAGCATCAGGCTAAGGCAGAAGCAGACGCCCGCACTAAACATGCCGGTGATAGATACGTTGAAACTGCGCCGACTACTGAAGAAATCATTGCTGAAGCTGAAAAGATGAATGGATTTATCTCCAAGGCTAACCAATCTTCTCACTAAACT